ATCATCATTATTCAAAGACATTTATGATAATTCCAAACATAACAAAAAACAACTTGAAGTATTAGTTGGTGAAGTTGCTTCGTTTATCAAAGATGGGGATATGGCTATTCAGTTAATTCCTATGATAAAAGAATACTTGGACATAAATGTAAAGAATGATGAACAACTTGTCAAACTGGCAACTGTTGTTCAACGGTTGATTGCTGCTGAAAACAAAGGTGGTTCAGAGGCAGAATTTGGTTTATCAGATAAAGAAAAAGAACAATTACTAAAAAGTATAGATGATGTAGTTGTAGATATACAAAAAAAATCAGACGAAATATCAGAAGATATACAAACAGTTAAGGAAAATTAATGGCCTATTGGGGTAAAGGAAGTAGTAGACCTGGAGGTAATTTAGGAAAAAGACCAGTAGTTCCCGCACAGGAAAAAACTGGAGGACTTCCAAAAACCGCGACTGTGCGTGCACTTATTAAACAATCGCTTCCCAATCTAAAAGACAATGAATTTTATGAATTAGAGATGGCCGAAGTTATTAGTATTCTTTTAGATGAAAATGATCTTCCAGAATTAAAAGATGGTAGTGGGAAGGATTGGACTAAGTTTGGTACAGCAGTTGTAAGAAAAATTAATAGCGAACAGGATAGCCCTTTGAAAGGTCTTGGTTCTGTTAAACCATTAGATCCAACTATATATTCTTATCCAGTACGAGGAGAATATGTTATTGTAGCTAGGTATAATCAAGAAAATTATTATATAAATCTTGTTGATTTACTTGGTACACCAAATAATAATGTTAGTCCAGGATTAAGTGGAGAAAGATCCGAAGAACAAACAGAAGAAGATTACATATACGAACATTTTGAAATTGATGAGGATATTAGAAAACTTTGGCCATATCAAGGTGATAGTATTTTTCAAGGTAGGTGGGGACAATCTATAAGATTTGGAAGTAATATTATACCTGATGCACATGAAGATGGAGATGACAAACCAGATTCACCCAATATTATTATTAGGGCAGGTCAGTTAGTAGATGCAGATGCTTTTGGTAAAAGTGGAGTTGTACAAAATTTAAAAGATTCACCAAGTAAACCAGTTAATGAAGATATAAATGCTGATGGTTCTTCTGTTTGGATAACTACAGACCAATCTATAAAGTTAGATATTAAAGGTTCAAATGCAAGTAATCATGTATTTATGACCACTAAACAATCAGATGACCAACCAAAGAATGGTGGAAAACAGATTGTACTTAATTCTGATAGAATTACTTTTAATACTAAACAAGGTAAGATACTTGGATTTAGTCATGATGGTATTGGATTTTCTACTCAGAAATCATTTACAGTTGATGCAGATGAAACTGTTGATATGAATGTTGGTGGTGGTAGTGGTGGGGCCGGAAGTACACTTTCGATGACAGGTACTACTTTACTTATGTCAAGTCCAACTAACGCAGGACTGAGTATTGGAGAAGATAGAGCTATATTATCAAGTCCATGTCCATCTATATTAACTTTAGCCGATTACGCAAATATAACTGCCTGTAAAGGGGCACAATTACATCTTGATGATTGTGCAGGAATAAAAGATAATCAAGATTCATTTTTAAGAGTGGGTGGTAAAGCTTTAGGTATAACTGGATATGTAAAAGATAGAGATGATATGGGACAACAACATCTTGTTTATGGGGAAGCATTAACTGATATATTAGATGAACTTATTACATCTATTTTAAATATAACGGCAATTCCAACTGGAGCAGGACCAAGTGGACCTATAAGTGCAACACCATCACTTGCAGATTTTGAAAGTGTTCGTGCAAAACTTTGTGATTTATTAATGAAACCAGAATAATAATGGCACTTAATAAGAATACACTAAAACAAAATTTAATAGATAATTTTACGAATGTAAGAGATAACGTAAAAACTCAAAAAGATTCTGCAGACGGATTGGCACAGGCCATTGTAGATTATGCAAAAGATGCTGAAGTAATAATGGCCACACCATTTGTTATTACTGCAGGTGGTGCACCCGATGCGTCAGTAGTAGGTCAAAAACTTAAAGTTGGTAGTGTAGAGGTTGGAAAACAGGCACTTGTATCTCAAATTATGGCAAGTTTTAAATTAATGGATCCAACTATGAATTTAATTTCTTTAAGTATTGTAACATTTGCAGCACTTATGTTAAATTTTAGTAATGCTTCTAAGACAATAAATGCAGTGGGAGCAACAGTAATGGCAGCCCCACCTATATTTTTACCATCAACCAAAAAGGGAATGGATGGTGGAAGTATAGTAGATGTGTGTAATGAAATGGCCAAAATAATAGATACATCTTTTAAAACAAGTATATTTAGTGGGGCGGGAACAAATGCAACTGCAGTATCTGTTGGTGTAGTTAGTGGAACTTTAGTTTAGGATATTATTATGGCAATAGCAGAAGTAAAAAGTGTAACAAATTCATGTTTTATAAATGGAAGTGCCGCTTTTGTGGGCCAGACGATTGATTATGGTGATTTAATAGAAACTTATGATATTAAAAAGGGTTTGTCAGCATCTGTTAAAAGTGATACTATCGATGACGATGGAATTTTAAATTTATTTTTTCCAGCAGATAAATCATTTATGAAAATTAAACCACATATTAAAACTTCTTTTGATGAAAAAGGTAATGCGAAATGGGCAGGTGCAAATTTAGTAAAAATTTCTCCTGAAGATACTGAGTTAGGAACTAAGGTAATCCCACTTGGAACTATATTTGGTGCTGCCGGGCCTGTATTTATACAAAGGAATATAAAGAAATACCCTGAATTTAAAGATAAAACTAAAACAGGGATTGAAAAAATATCTCCAAAACGAAAGATGGCAATTTATCCAGATGATAAACTTTTAATAGGAAAGACGGGCTGGATAAAAGTTGAAGTTGCACCATTTGATGATATTTTGATACAGGCAGGAATAAAGAATGTTATTCTATTATTTCGTTCTGGACAAAATGGGTTTAGATTTACTAAACGTAGTGTAGAACCATTAATTAAACAATATTTGGAAGAACTTGGTTTAATACAATCTGGGATTCCTTATGAGAGACTAAGGTATTTTGAAGAAGGGGCTATAGAAGCTTATTTTGAAGGAATGGGTTTAATACAGAGTGGAATTCTTTATGAGCCTGGTCCATGGAAATCTGTAGCAGACTATCACGGTTTCGGAAAAGATGAGGCTCCTACTGAAGTACAAAAACCATTTAGTGAGGATCCATTTGATCCATCTTATTGGTTTCGAAGAAATATTGTTTATGGAGAAGATGTGGATGAGGATGGTCGTTACTATTTTCAAGGAAGGAAAATGGAAAAAGGATGGGAATGGAGGTATGATTTTACAATGGCAAAAGAACCTGCCCTCGTTAGAAATTGGAAAAGAAAATCTGGTGGAAAATATTATGAAGCTTTTACACAGGGATTATATGATTGGTTATTTGGGTACGTTTGGGGCCGAACGGATCTAGATAAATATTATCTTGAAACCTTACCAGGTTCATCCGCTTTCGAAAATGGTGAACCTTATACCACTTTGGCAGTAGAATTGACAAAATACCCATCAACATCAAATATAAGAGCTAGTTGAAAAAAAATAATTAAAATATTTATTAGAAGAATAAAGGAGTTTATAATGAAAAAACAAGAACTAATAAAGATAATCGAACTTGTAGTTCGTAAAGAAGTGAAAAAACAAATGAATGAGATATTTATTAAAGAAGAAAACTCATCTTCACTTACCGAATTAGTTTCAAAACCATTAACCGAAAAAGAGTTCAAAGAACCTATTAGGAAGCAGTATAAAACTAAACCTAAGAAAAAGGTACATTACACATCAAATGAAACTCTTAATAATATTCTAAATGAAACCGCTGGTGGAGTTCCACAAGGTGAAGGTGGAGCACCACAAGTTGGAGGATATGAAGAATATCCAACTTTAGGTGATGGAACATTTGATTCGAGTAAAATAAATGATGTTTTGGTAGGTTCACCACCAGGAGTAGCAACTACTGAAACTGTAAAACAGAAGAAACGAGATATAGGAGCAGTTCAGACTATTAAAAACGCAAGAGTAAATGTTGACCAAGTTCCAGACCATGTACAAGATGCATTAACAAGAGATTATTCAGCAGTTATGAAAGCAATAGACCAGAAAAAAAGTGGGACGAATTTTCGTCCATAATGGAGTAAATAAATGGCCCGAGCACGAAGTGCATTAGAATTAGATTTAGATCCAGATGTAACTATTGGTTTAGGATTACCTATGGAACATGATGATGTAGATGGTTTTTTTCCTGGTACATCAACTACCCTTTCTCAAACAGGAAGTAATATTAGAAATTTACTTTTAACGAACAGAGGTGAAAGAGTAGGACAGCCTACCTTTGGTGCAGATTTACTTTTAACTTTGTTTGAACCAATGAGTGATGAACTTATTACCAGAGTTGAAGAAAAAATATCTGAGGCAATGGCTGATTGGATGCCACACGTAACAGTTAATAAACTTGTAGTTGAACCAGATGAATCAGAAATCAATCAGATGAATATAGAACTTGAATTTAGTCTTACTATGAATCCAGAGGTACATGATGCTATAACTCTGAATTTTCTTACTGGTACTTAATTTAGTGGAGAAATAAAATGGCGAGAGTCCAAAAAGATGTTAGATATTTAAATAAAGATTTTGGTGCCTTTAGAGAAGGTTTAATAGAGTTTACAAAAACTTATTATCCAAATACTTATAACGATTTTAATGAGGCATCTCCTGGTATGATGTTTATAGAAATGGCATCATATGTTGGTGATGTTCTTTCATATTATGTAGATAGTCAATTTAAAGAAATGTTATTAGCTTATGCAGAGGAAACAAAAACTATTTATGAAATGGCCCAGGTATACGGATATAAACCAAAAATAACTCGTCCATCTTTTACGAATGTTGATGTTTTCCAAACAGTTCCTGCAACAGGAACGGGTACTTCAGTTAAACCAGATATGAGTTATGCTTTGACTCTTAATGAAGGATCACAACTTACTTCAAATAATGGTACAGTATTTAGAACACGAGAAGATTGTAATTTTAAATTTTCAAGTTCGTTTGATCCTTTAACTATTGATGTATATGAGATAAATCAAACAACTAAAGTTCCATCATTTTATTTATTAAAGAAGAGTGTGAGAATATCAAGTGGAACTATTAAATCAGAAACTTTTCCCTTTGGTGCAGCAGAATCATATCCACGAATAAAATTAGCAGAATCAGATGTTATAGAAATAATTTCAGTAACAGATAGTGATAGTAATACGTGGAACGAAGTACCATATTTGGCACAAGATACTACTTTTATAGAAATGGAGAATACATCAGCAAATGATCCAAGTTTAGTTCAGTATAATGATACAGTTCCATATTTGTTAAAATTAAAAAAGACACCAAGACGATTTATTACTTATATTATTCAAGATGGTTCAACAGAATTAAGATTTGGATCTGGTATATCAGATAGTCCAGATGAAGAAATAATTCCAAATCCAAATTCGGTTGGTTCTTCATTACCAGGAAGTCCAACTTTTCTTGATACATATTTTGATCCAGCAAACTTTTTGAAAACAGAAGCATATGGTCAGGCACCTGCAAATACAACTCTTACTGTTAAATATTCTTATGGGGGTGGGATAGGTGATAATGTTGCAGCTGGTACGATAACAAATATAACTAATATTGGGTTTACACAAGAAACGGATGGTCTTGATACAGATTTAGTTACTTCAACCCAAAATTCAGTAGCAGTAACCAATCCATATCCAGCAACGGGAGGAAAATCAGCAGAATCTACAACTGAAATTAAAAATAACGCATTAGCATTTTTTCAGGCACAAGGTAGAACGGTAACAAAAGAGGATTATATTACAAGAACTTATGCGATGGGTAATAAATATGGAGCAGTGGCAAAGGCATATATTGTTCAAGATGAACAATTAAATATTCCAAGTATGCAGTTAGAAACTACTGAA